CTGCATAGTTAGCATGGCCATTAGTGCGGAAGTTAATAGGCTGGGCGGTCATGGTATAAAAACCATAACCTTCCCATCCATACTTCCGTTTAGAATGAACTCGGTTTCCCGAGTATTCCTCAAAAGGCACAATAAAGTGCCCATCACCAGCACCGTCAGGACCTTCCAACTTATGGAAGATTCTAGGCACTAAACTTTTAAAGCCTAACCATAAATGCTTATACACAGGATCATTAATATAATCCTGCATACGGCGAATATGATTACACCAATACATCAAAGAAGATGCACTTGGTGATCGCTTTAAAAACAATGGTCGAACCTGACACCCAAGAAAGAAATCTTTGCCACACGACTCCCGAAAGGGGCCCGCATGGTAAGACTTCTCTAGATTAACTGAAAAACCAAGGCAGTTTAAAACCTTAGTTAACAGTTCGTAACCAGCAACGGGGATAATTATATCGTCTCCGTATGAGTTCACTTCATGTGTAGGTAATTTTAAATACCTACATACTGAATGAGCTAGAGAATAAAAAATTAAACTCTCTAACTCAAAAGTGTACCCATTACCCATTGAGGAAATTTTCTCAAGTGGATAAGTCTTTCCTTCATAAACGAAAGTAGGACATCTAGTTACATCTAGTAGATTGAACCAATCGATAGGTAAGAGATTCAGCACCACCATATAAGATATGGTATCTGATGCTGAACTCAAATCGACAGTAGCCAAAGAATTATCGTGCGATGATTTGCGCGCGAATTCCTGGTTTACTGTCTGATCTCTTAGATCCACGTGACACCTTTTCAGGCGTCCGCGAATGTAAGAGCCTAAGCCACTCTGCATATAGCTATTAATTAACGGCTCTATGCAAATTGGACGATCGGTTTTAGCGTTCTTGGGAACAAATGTTAACTTACTACCAGGAACCGTCTCACACCAATTTATTGGTGAAAACGGAACGGAAGGATACTCTCGCAGTGATGCGATCGTTCCCTCCCATGCTGGGTGCTCTATCGGATTATCCTTTAGATGCGCAAGCAAAACACTTGTAATTGAAGGCCTAACGCTTAGTTTGTCATACACGGATGTATTATTATTTGACAAGCCAACGTTAGAACCCGGACCGAACTTGAATGTACAAGTACTTAAGGAGATTGGATCTCCTAGAATAGAGCTTATTTTTCGAATAGTGAGATCAACGACCTCACTTACATCGCTCGCGCCATTAAAAATGGACGAGAAGCCTTTTTCTATAATATTATTATTAAGTACCCTACACTTTTGTTCGCACTCTATGAACTTCCTCTCAGCCTCTCTCTTGGTATCTAATACCTTGGGAAAGAACTCCGCCTTTGCAAAAAGTTTAACACACTGATAATCCAATTTAAATTTATATGGATCATAGTAATGCAATGGATCAATGTCGTAACGTAAATACTGTTCGTATTCAGCGTTATCAAGCATTAACCACAAAGCAAGACTAGTTGGTGTGTCGACTTCAGCAAAGAAGGTACGAGTGGCGTTCAGGAGTTTCCTAAAGGAAACACTTCTGATAGGAGTCCTAAAGGACTCCTCAAGTACACTTTTGTGATACTTGTTCATAGCAATGACTCCTCGATCTACTTAAATAATATTTTTCTAAGTAGACCGATTAACTGTAAAGGTGAAGCGATGAATACTACACGGAACGAATTCCGTGTAGCGGATACAATAAACCTAACCACAATTAGTTAGGTAAAATCATATCCGCCATCGCCGATTGCACTTGGGCATTAGTAAGAGCCTCTGTCAAGAAAGACAGTAGGTCATCTACTTCAGCCGTAGTTGCAAGCTGTGGTATTACCACATCAACGTTTGCAGAAAGAGTATAAGCTAATTTGCGGATGCTAGAAGTACCAGCACCAGCAGCGAACTCAGAGGCTTCCAATACAGGAATCCGGATTCGTAAACTAGCTTTGTAATTACCGTTTTTCATATCCGGTAATCGATTGCCTAGGGTTATGATCGGGCGACCACTAAAATGCATTGCAGACACAATATTATAGTCTGGTGCCATTAAAGTGATTAAGCTCGGTTCAACCTTTACGGCCGTGAATGTCTTATCGATAGATAGTCTATCTTTCAAGACCATGTCAACAACTGATGACATAACAGTTCTCCTATGAGAATAGAGTTGATTATAAACAGGATTGTTTATAATTTAAACTAGCAATTGTTCAGCGCGAAAACGCGCTTTGCATTAGAGCTAGAGCTGTTATCGAGTGACTAACTGACAAAGACTTCTTAATTGGAGCCATTGTCAGAAAGTTATTCGGAGGAGGTGCGTGAATAACAGTGCGTTGAAAGCTAGTTTGACTAGCTTGATAGTGCATTGCATCCTCGTACGTGTAATCTCCGAGAACGGAGTCAGGACGTGATGTGCAAACAAGGTTTTGAGTTATCTTCTGGGTTCTTGACCCATGGACAAACTCAATTCCGAGAAGCGCATCTAGCGAGCTTACCCAATCGCCAATTGGTACAAACCAGTCTACGACGAAACTGTACGGGAGTAATTCCCATGCAATTTCTAGTGGATTGGTTATACCTATAGCAGACGCGGTACGCCAGCCTTTATCAGTTACGCTAAAAGCGCAACTGTAGCCAACCCTAACAGATTGTGTACGTACATGGAAATCAATATGATTATTCAGATAGCTATTTACGAGATGGCATTCGCCACTTCGTTCATCTCTACCTGATCCATGCACAAACACGTCTGCAGGGTTGGCCTCCCAACCGAGAGCTAAGTCGTGTGCCGCATTATCTATATCAGATAATAGCGGCGTCCAACCGTAGGTCATTTCTAACCACGCGTTGGCTGCAAAGTCATCACGACCTTGCACAGACTTTTTCATGTTACGAGCACTTTTCTGCAACGTTTTCACGTGCCGAACATTATCAAGGGACGCCGCACCGATGGCTTCAAAAGCACCGGCAACGTTACCCCTTTTCAAATGTCGAAATGCACCACCGAGTCGCAAAGCAGTATCGCCGATTAAGGCGACTGTCTTTGGTAACTCAGCAAGTGTAACACCCACGTCCATATTGTAAGCCGTAGTATTTCCATAAAAGGATTGCTTGGCTTTATCGTCGGCGTAGGACAACATGTCCGCCAGGTTTAACGGCGCAGGATGCATGCCACCAACTAGCTTTTTAATGCTAGTAAGTGAGCGATGATCCACGCCACCATAGACCTGATTGACAGTTCCGGGTGTCCCAGAGCTACTATTTGTAGATACACTATAGGGTAAGGGGGGCAAAAGCCCTCCAGACTTAATGATGGAATGAAAATTAGGATTAGTAGCTGTTGTTTTACCAACAGCATGCTCTCCACATAACACTCCATCGATATATAGTGGATCCACTTTAGAATAGCTCATAGGACGATCTCGATAATTGAGGGAAAATCCCTCAGAATCTAATACACAGAATTGTGTACAGATTCTAGTAGAATAAACTATCTTGCGATAGTTACGTCTCTGATAGCTCACAAAGAGCATTCTTGACGATTTGTAAAGACCTAAAGAAAACTAAGGTCTCTACATCGTAACGCAATCCGAAAGGATTGCGCTAGAGCCCCG